AAGTTGTGTGATGCTTTGTACACGACGAGCACGTTCAGCAAAGTGACGTGCACCAATAGGAGAGATACGACCACTACCAACAATATCCGACTTTTGGATTGTTGTGAAGAACTCTTCTCCAGTGGACTCATCAGTAACCTTGATGTCTTCGAGTACTTGCAAGTTCCTACGACCAACCTCAAGCATAGTGTTGAGTACTGGCTCTAGGAACATACGCTCGAAGTGTGCAGCTTTGTGTTCGAAGATGCGTGAGGATGCGTTCTGCAACGACTGAACCTCAAATGCTGTCTTCTCACCAGCAGTACGGATACCCATAGCTTGCTTAGGTGCGCCAGCCATCTCTTCCATCTTCTGCTCAATCATCTGGATTTGCATGTCTGCTTGTAGTGCAGTGGCATCTGGTCGTAGATAATCTACATCACCTTCTTCACCAAGATAAATACGTGCAGCAGGTTCGAAGTCAAAGTCTTCAACATCACCACGAATCTTCATGATTGGATAAGCGATCTGATCGAACACGTCAGCCTTAAGGTTCTCTAGGTGGTCGATGCGGTATTGCATACCAACAAGGTTATCTAGTGGACCCATAGCATAAAGGTTGTCAGGACGAGTACGCCAACCAGCGTGGAAGATAGGTGCAACACCAGACCACGAAGGATTCTCTTCGTTGCTTAGTAGATGTGCACGATCCATGATAGTAATAATGCGGTCCTTCATAAGCTCACCTGACTCGTGGTCAAAGATGTCACCATAGAAGGTTAGGATTTCAACGTAGTCACTTTCGTAATACTGTTGGATTGAGTTGAAACCATCAGCTATAAAACCCTGAGACTTATCAGCAGAGAAGTCAGAAGACGCTACAGAGGAACGAGCTTGCATCATCTTGTTGAATGCAGCAGCCATTGCTTTGTTAGTAGGGTCTGAGTCGATAGCACGTTTAAGTTCACCAAGAGACTTGATACTACGGATGATCTTAGGAGTGTTCTCGAAGCTGGCAGCAGCAGGGTTAAACACAATGTCATATGGACTGATGCGGTGCATCTTAGGCCCAATGTACTTTGCTGTAGTACTGCCGTCTTCCTTGTTCGAGTAGCTCATCTCCCAGTCAACCATAGCGAAACAGTTACCTGTGTGAATCCAATCGACAAGAAGATCAGACACAGTGCTTACGAAGTTACTATGCTTAACCTTGTTGACCATATAGAACTCAATGGTACGAATCTTTTCTACAGAGGACGAATCACGAGATGCAGAATCCCAACGCATCCACTTCTGCTGAGGGAACAACGTAGCAAAGTAGTTAGCGTGTAGGTTGTCAGCAATCTGTGTTAGCTTAGGTGTAGTTGTTGTGTTGGACCACGGAAGTATAGAGTTACCTGTCGTAGTTGTATCTGTAGCATACAAGTAGTCACGAAGTTCCTTGGTTTGTGTCTTCCAAGACTCGCGATACATGTTCCACTCAACCCATTTATCTGCAATCTCAACAGCAATGTGGTCTGGGTCAAGCATATGCTCTATGGTAAGTACTTCACTCATTTATTTGCCTCCTGCTCGAAACCGCGATGCGGACCAAGATATAGTATTCTGTCTATTGATTGAACTTGATGCTGTGGGTTTGACTGCCATATCAACTACGGTAGCCAGTGCATCCTTAACGTCATCGTGAGGTGGGAACCTAGACTGTAGTTCTTCCTCTAGGTATTGGATGTTACCACCACGATAGTGTAGCATCTGTAGGTTCTCGTAACGTGGCTCTAGGATAGCTGCAATGCGCTCTTCCTTATTACCATGATGTTTGTTTGGTCGGAACTCTTCAATGGACAACGAAATACCATTCTCACGAATCATATCCTTAAGCTGTCTAACAATAGCTACCTGAGCTACTGAGACCTCGGCCCTCATCTTCCTGAACTCCCACTTATTCTGGGCAGCAAAGATGTGGTCAAAGTAATCAGAAATCTTAGTAGTCTTGAATCTATCAATCTCTAGTACATATACCATGTTGTCGGAGTCGATACCTATGACCACCAAGGCAGTATAGTCGGCTCGTGCTTTAGTACTGAAAGCGAAGTCGATAGCAGCGAAGATGTTCAATCGCTTACCCTTGTACGACCAACGACCACCATCCTGTTTAAGTAGCTTGGATTCAAAGTACTGAAACTTGTCAGTGCCGATTGGTACGTTGTCAGGGTCATTAGGGTCGTTGTAGTACTGAGCGCGGAACTGTCCACGGTCTAGGTACTTACCACGCTTCTTAGCAAGTGTAGCTATATCAAAGCCAAACCACTTACCATCTTTACGTTGTTGACGTGGCCACAAGAATTGGCCTGTGCCATCACCACTGTCCTCTACTGGACGCTCAAATATCTCGTAGATGTTCTCTTCGCTAACCTGATTGCCATCCTCATCATAAACATCTTCTTTCATGCTCATTAGGTTGTCATAAAGGTCTTTAGCGTGGTAACGTGTACCAACTACCCACTCCTTAGCGTCAGCGCCCTCGATAGAGGCTAACAGGGAGTACTGAGAGGCAACCTTAGAACGACCTTCGGCTGTGAGAGCATTCTCTGCTACCACAACGTCATCTAGGATAGCAATGTCACAGTGTAGTCCAGTTAAGGATGTAGTAAGACCACCAGTGAAGATAGAAGGGTCACGGACGTTCTCTTTCTTACGCAATGGATGATCCAGTGCAATCTCAGAGTTAGTCCACTTGGACCGCTTTCCTTCTTCAGCATTGATGTGGTCAGGCCAGTAGCGACGAAAGATAGGAGAGTCTAGGATACCCTTAATAAAGGTAAGCTGTTTCTCTGCTAGGTTAGCTGTGGCTGAAATATATAGGATACGGAGAGTAGGGTCTTTAGTAAGCTCCCAAGCTGCTCTGTATGCCACAAGACGGGACTTACCGTGATCTCGTGGGAACAGTAGCAGTTGGAAGTCTTTAGAGTCCTCTCGTGTCCACCAAGACAAGACATCCTTGTGGCAGTTGCCTAGAACTTGAGTAGGAGCTACAAGTTGTATAAAGAACGTTAAGTCTTGCTCCGCTCTAATTCGAATGTCTTCAGGGGTCATGAGTTATCCTATGGTTAGGGTCTATTAGGCCATGTGTGTGTCTTAGGGAAACCATCTTGCTGTGGTACGTCACGCAGTGCTTGCCTGTACTCTAGCTCACCAGCCTTTGCAGAGTAGTCAGCTAGGCCCATGTAGTCGGTGGCAGCTAGTGCTGCGTTACGAACCCCACGGATATTAGCAGCTAGTGCTACGTCAAGCTCCTCCTGAGTTGGTGGAACGTAGGCTTCTGCATCATCACCGATAGCCAACAACAGTGCGTCGTTGTTGACCGTCATATCGGTGTCTGCTGGGTCCAAGGTGTAGGGTACCCAGCCGTGTACTGAGTGTTCAATCTCACAGTCAATGCGACCGCCTGAGGTGTGTTTTGCGTTGCGATAGTTCATTAGGAAATCCTCAGACAAGTTGTTTCACGACCTACATCACCAAAGTGACCCATGACTCGCCATGTTCCAGACGGTGCAGGGCTTGATATACTCGTTGACACACTAGTGTAATCCAGAGAAGAACCCGCTATGGTGTCGCCCGGACCCGCTGTGGTTGTTACCCGAACCTCCATCATCGCATAAGACCCGACAGCACCAACAGCCAGCCCCGCAGTGGCCGTGCCAACTTGAGCAGTCGTAGGTGTTGTGCTGATACCAGTCAGAGCAGAGCCGTCACCAGCATAGGATGTAGCAGTCACTACGTTAAAGGTTGGGCTGTCAGTTGTGGCAAGTCCTTGGTCCAGCAAGTCTAACTTAGCACCATCAACAGCAAGGTCTCGTCCGTCTACTGTACCAGTAGGTGTGATGTTGGTAAACGTAGGGCTATCACTTGCGCCTAAACCTAAGTTGCTTCTTGAAGTTGCTGCGTTAGCCACATCGCTAAGGTTGTTAGCTACAAGCATGTCACCAGTACCTGCCCCACTAGCACCCTTGGCAGCAAGGATAGACCACTTAGCCGCTGATAGGTCAGTAGAGAAGGTTGAGCCTGCTGTGTGTGTCTCTAAGGCAATATAAGTGTTGCCTGAGTCAGTTACAACATCATATGCGCTGTAAGAGGTTCCAGTGACCCATGCACCAAGGAAGGTAAATGCTGTAGACAGATTACCAACAAGGTCGTTGTCCAGATACAAAGTGTTGAACTTACCAACACCATTAATAACCTGATTGCCATTTAAGTCTAAGTCACCTTGCATTGAATTAGGTGTACTACCATCAAGCGACAGAGTATTATCAAATGCTGCATCAATGTTGGTGAAGTTGTTGTTAAGTGCTGTACGGCTGTAGTAGCCCGAAGCAATAGTCGTGATTGTAGGGCCTTTAGCCATCTTCTTAATCCTTTACCAGTGGTGGATTGTTGTTGTAGTTTGGTGCTAGTGGAGGGGAATTGAACCCCTAAGTAACTGCGCTACTGACGCCTAGGGTAGCTGTTGTTACCCGCAAACCTGCCACAGCATACTAGTTAGGGAGCAAACCAGCCTCTTTAAGCCGTTGCATGTCTTCTGTTAACCCTTCACGCTCGAAAGCTGTCTGTGCTGTCTCACGGGCCTCTGAGCGCTTCTTACGTGCATCAGTGGTTTGGCCTTTAGGGTTCCAGCCTTCTTCGATCAAGTACTTGGCAGCAGCGAAGGAGGACTTACCCTCGTTCTTCACTTCGTTTACCACAACACTAAATGCTAGGGCTTTACGACGAACATCTGCTTCTTTACGCCATCTCTCAATGTGTACTACAAGTCTTTTGTCGGAGTTGCGGATTTTATCCCACACCTGCCACGAACCAAAGATATAGTCTGAGAAAGTTATTTCCGTCGGATCATCAACCGCCATAGCGATAAATATCTGAGCGATGGGCATCAAGGGTCTACCCGACGGATGTTCGATAGCCTCTTCCTTCAACGTAAAGATACATGCGTCACTTTGATGATCTAGTTCGTAGAAGAGGGATTTTGTACGGATGACCCCTTGGTCCGTCTTTGTGTAGGAGAAGTCGTAGAGGGCCATGAATGAATTCCTTTATCGTTTGTGTCTATATACGTTAGCTCTCATTAGTGTAATGTAAACTAACTCAAGTCTATAGCAAGGCACTAATCCTATACTACACCATCCTCAACCTTGTTGAGACCCAGAATAATATAAGCTAGTGTTAAGATAACCACCGTTATACTTTGTACGTTAGTTATACTAATAGATAACAAAAAAGAGCTAAAACGACATGGGTAAGATGAAAGAAAGTTAAATAAAGTTCAAATAAGTTGTTGTAGGTGGTATAAGTGTGACATAAAGGTCACTATATAGCCTAAGACACCTTAGCGTGGTCTATAGTGGTACATTACCTCAGTCACTACGTTCCATCGGGTTGGTAGACCACAAC